GCACCAAGTCAGTCCACGGTGCGTCGGAGTATTCCGTCTTCTCTCTGGCCGAGATGCTGGTAAACACCGTGTAGGTGATGAGAGGGCCGTTGTCGTCAATACTGGTTATTGATTTGGTTGCCATATCAAACCCCGCAAAGTCCTTCGCACTCGTTGTTAAACATGTCCACCTGGACATGGCTTTTCACATTCTTAAACTCCACTTGCTCAAGCGGCACGCAAGAGCTGTGCAAGAAGGGGGTGCCTCGCAGTGCGTTTTGATTGGCATAGGCTGCGTGCATTTGCCGTTCAAACTCTACCGCACGGGTGAATTCTTCTGGCTCCTCTGTCTTTAGCCTTATCCATTCTGCGTCCGAATGGAACGGACAAAAAACGCATGATGACCTTGGCGGGATTGGATACCCCTTGCCCTGCATCCACGCAAAGCAATCCTCTCGGGTCATTCGCAGGTCTATCAGCGGCCAATAGTTATCGCAATATGGAAACCTACTTGGCTTAATGCGCTGCACCTCATCCAGAGAAATTCCTATCGCCATCAGCGCCATAGGCTGCTGGTTCTTGCTTGCGCGCTTAATGCCAAGCAACTCTCTGACCTTGGCATAAATCGGCTGAATCTTAAAATCCAGCGTGCATTTCCTGCCAAGCAATCCCGCCCGTTTGCCTTCAGGGTCTTTGACAAAAGCCGGAATACCGCCCTGAATGTATCGGTTGCCCGACTTCCCCGACACACGAATTGTCAACTCACGCTCTGCCAGATTGCCTTTGGTCACGCGGTATATCGGGAATGGGTGAGGGCATCTTTTAATTTCCTCCTCCAGCCAATCTAACCACCGCATCACGCTCAACGGCTCATTCTGTGTATCCGCAAAAATCGCAGCCTCTACCGGCTCAAGCTCGCCATGCGCAATCATCAGCGCCAAGGTACTGGACTGCACGCCCGCCCCAAGACTTAAAAATCTTCTCATGTCACGCCCCCGGTGGATAAAGGTCTGGCCTCAATGCCATCCTAGAAACGCCTGTCGCGGCCTCTACGGCCAGCACGCGCAGGGGTGGCACTCTGCCCTGCCGTAGCCATCTACTGACCGCTGCTGGCGCTATGCCGAGCTTACGGGCCAAGGCGGATTGCCCGCCCACCTGATGCACTGCGTGGATGAGTGCCGCTGCCTGTGGCGTAATCTTTCTGTTCATGCCAATATCTTAACCTGTCGTTACGGGTTTGTGCAGATAAATATACACGGCAACAAAGCCATGCATTTATTTTTAACCAAGTGTTGCAATCCTGATTTGACCTTGCTACAGTACACCCATGGACAGCGCGGTGCTGCACCCAGAAGCGATAAAAGAGGTAAGCAAAATGATCAAGATGTCAGTGAGCAGCAAAATTTTCAGAGCTTGTCAGCTTGATGCTTTAGCAGGGCACTATGGGTTGACAAAGGTGCAGAGCAATAAGCGCGGGCATTGGTTTTTAGGCCAAGAGTCAGCTTGGCGCAAATTAGCTGATGATGTCGAATATCGCAGCGATGGCGGTTGGTCTGACGGCAAAACATGCGCGTCAGATGGATTGCACAGCAGAATAACAAAAGCCATTGCAAAACAAGAGGCAGCAGCCTAACCATGACAACCACCAAAGAAACCATCACGCTTGAAACCCTAGAGCAAATGATGCGCCGCCACGATTGGCTCTACGGCTACGCAGACGACTACAACGCATGGGGCAAAGGCGCAGCCGCCGAGGCGCAACTAGTCAAGGCTTGCCGGGAATTGAGCGAAACCGGCCACGCTGAAGAGGTGGCGCGGCTCTGGACTCGCTACTGCCCAACGGAGGCACGCAAATGGATGTAATCAGCCCAGCCGAGATTTGGTTCTTGGCACAGATGTGCGGCGTCATTGCGCTGCTGGCCCTTATTACCGCTTTCATTGAAGGCCCGGCCACACGCTGGTATCGACGCTGGAAGCACTACAAAGATTTAGATTGGCGGCAGGTTCCCCCGCCAAACGTTCGATGCAGTCGCGGCGGACGAGAGTTTTGGTGAACCGTTGTTATAACTTTACGGAGTAAATCAAGATGCCTATTTTTATAAGTGAGTCTGGTGGCGGCGGCAACTTCGAGAAGAAGGTGCTGGAGGCTGGAGCCTATCCCGCCGTGTGCGATATGGTCGTGGACTTAGGCGTGCAAGCCTCGCCAAACAGTCAATATGCCCCCAAGCGTAGCGTCCTGCTGCGCTTCCAAATCCCCTCGGAGCGAGTGGAGATTACTAAGGATGGCGAGACAAAAGACTTGCCGGCGGTCATCTCCCGCACGCTGGGCCTAAGCCTTAACGAGAAGTCCACGCTGCGCCAGCTCTTGCAGTCATGGCGCGGGCGAGCGTTCACGCCAGACGAGTTAAAGAAATTCGATTTGGTTAACGTGTTAGGCAAGCCCGCCTTCATCAACGTCACGCACAGCACTAAGGGCGACCGCACTTATGCCAACTTGACCAGCATCATGCCGCTGCCCAAGGGCATGCCGGCTCCGACTCTGGAGGGCGAGGCGCTGTGGTACAGCATTGACGAGCCTGACCCGGCCGTGTTCGACAAGCTGCCGGCGTGGGTGCAAGACAAGATTGCCAACCGCGTCATTGACCAGCCCGCTCAAAAGCCAGCCGTGGCCCCTGCCAAGGTATGGCCCGCCGCTGGCCCATCGGGCAGCACCAAGCCCAAGGTGAATGAGCCGGTAGACACGTCCTTTGAGCCGGACTCACTGGAAGGAGTGACATTCTGATGCCTACCTCACGGATCGGATACAAGACCTCGGACGGCCAAAAGGTGCCGAGCGTGACCACCATCCTCAAGATTAAAGACCCCGGTGCTTTAATCAATTGGGCTTATCGTACCGGCCGTGAGCATGGAATCTTGGAGGGGTCGGGGCAGCCCGCCCCCTCCGGGCTTTACGATGGCTCAGACGTGCTGGCTATCGGCACCTGCGTGCATGCTATGTGCGAGGCGTGGGTAAAAGGCGATGGTGTCATGGGCGTGCTAGAGAAGGCGCTGGAGGCCGAGACGGTCTTTGACAAGGCGAGCTTCCGGGCCCAAGCCATGAGTGCCTATAGCGCCTTTGAGTTTTGGTGCCGAGGCACGCAGTTAGAAATCATTGACTGTGAGGTCAAGGTAGTCAGCGACACGCACCGCTTTGGCGGCACGCTGGACTTCATCGGCCGTCTTGACGGCAAGCTCGTGCTTGGCGACTTCAAGACCTCGGGTGCAGTGTACCCAGAGTATTTGATGCAGGTTGCCGCATACGCGAAAGCATATGAGGAGACGACCGGCAACGTGATTGATGGTGGCTACCATATCCTCCGATTCTCCAAAGAAAACGGAGACTTCGGGCATCACTTTTATCCCAACTTGGACGATGACGCATGGCCGGCCTTCTTGCATACGCTGGCCCTGTACGAACTCAACCTCAAGCTCAAGAAGAGGGCAGCATGAACAAGGAATTCTGGGAGACAACCCTATTTGCTGGCGTGGCATTGCTCGTCGGCTTTGCAGGGCTGGCGATATTCGCCGCATTAATTGGCTTTTTCTTGGGCGTAGCATGGAGCGTATTCACATGGCTGATCCAATAAACCCCGCGCACTACCAGTTTGAATTTAACGGCCTCAAGTTTGAGGCGTTCGACTACATCCGTGTCGTCTTGGGCGATGAGGGTGCGCTGGCCTATTGTCGCGGCTCTGCCTTGAAGTACCTGAGCCGCGCTGGCCGCAAGGATGGGCAACCCTCGGAGCAAGACTTTCAAAAGGCGGCATGGTTTTGCATGAAGGCGGCGTACATTGCCGAGGACATCGTGGCGAGGGCCGAGGATGATGACGAGATTGACTGGGACAATTTATGACCCGCGATGACATCATTCACGAAGCTATGTTTTGGCTGGCGCTTATTTGTTTTGGAACAGGTATCGGCCTATTTGTTGCGGCCATATCCATGGTGGCTTTTTTATGACCCGCGACGACATCATCCGACTGGCGCGAGAGGCAGGAGCGGCGACAGGTCGCCACAGCCCGTACCAGAAAAATGAATCGATTATGCCGTTGTGTATGGACGTTGAACGCTTTGCCGCCCTCGTTGCCGCAGCCGAGCGTGAGGCGTGCGCGAAGGTGTGTGACCAGAGCGTTGACGCCGAATATGCCACTGGAAAAGTAGACCACAACGAAATCGGTTGGACGCAGTTTTGTGCGATTGCCATCCGTGCGAGGAAAGTACCATGACCCGCGACGA